AATCTTGTCTTAATCCTTTTATTTCACTTAATAACTGATTATCCTCTCCTCCTTCTCCTCCAAATAGTGTAGCTGCTATACCACCCACTGCACCTAATGCAGCTAAAACAGGTAATGCTAATAACCCCATAGTTCCAACCATACCTAATGCAATCGCCAAACCAGTTAATGCCGCTGCTAATCCAAATATAGGCAGAAAATCAATTTGTGATATTGTTGATACTTGCTCAACTACAAGTCCAAAAGATGATATTATTGAATTTAATCCATTTCCTACCATCATTAATCCTCCTCCAAAAACAATCATTGCCGCTCCTAATGCCAAAAGCCCTAAAACACCTGCACCAAATATTAATGCACCAGGCCCTGCTAACAAAGCACCTAACCCAAACATAGCAGCTGAAAATAGTACCAACGCTAAAGCTGCTGCACCAACTGCTTCCCAACTCAAACCTGTAATTAAACTCATCGCAAATGCAAATGGAATTAATGCAATTCCTAATATACCAACTGCTAATGCACCTTTAATCATATCTCCCTGAGCCTTACCCAATACATAAGCTATTCCAGCCAATCCTGCTATTCCAGCTAAACCTAAAGCAACAGCTGGCCATTCAACACTTCCAAATTCTTGAAATGCCTTTGCTGCAACATATAAAGCAGCTGATAGAATAAGAATTGCTGCTGCACCTTTTATCAGATTCATCATATTTTTTCCACCGGCAGCATTTCCTGTTTGATTTAATTGACCTCCTACGGATGATTGTGGAACTGTTGGTGCTGCTCCCGGTGTTTTAGGTAAAGCTGATGCTGCTCCTCCAGCACCTCCACCTTTACTAAATGGACTTAATGATTTTATCATACCACCCAATCCTTGACCATTAATAGCCGCAGCTGTCATTTTTGCTCTGATTAATTCTCCTACAAAAAATGTTACTCCACTTGCTATCGGCCCACCAAATTTTGCTCCAATTGCTCTTATATAATCATTTACTATTCCATATCCTCTTTGTAATTTTCCCGTAGTAGTATTAAGATTTTCTTGATTGGCAGCCATTTGTTTTAATTCACTAACCGAAATACCTAATGCCTCTGCAACGGCTTTCTTTTGGTATATATCCATTTTATTAAACTCCTCAATACCACCTACTTGATCTAAAACTGCTTTAGTAGCCCCTTCCAAATCATCCTGATACGCCAATTCTCTTGCCTTTTGAAGATTGATATTTCTACCTAACATTGCACTAGCTTCTAACTCTTTTTCAATCGATGATTCAAAATCTAAAAGTGATTCCGCCATCTTTGAAGTAGTTTGAACTGATACTCCTAATTTTGCTGCCTGAATTGCTGCCATTGCGAAATTCTCACCAGTTCCTTTTGAAAAAAGTGCCATTTCTTCCATAGAACCAGCAATATCACTTGCTACCTGCTTTGGTAATACTCCATTTAATCTGGCAGTATTACCTACCATAGAAGCCATACTTTCTCCAGTTTCCTGAGATAATCCTTGTAGGTTACCAAAAGCATTTACTAAGGTAGCAGCTTCTTCTCCACTAGTTCCCAGACTTGTTGCCAAAACATTTGTATTAAGTTGAGATAAGAAAGTTGCTTTATTAACATCACCACTTAATTTTGCCATTTGTGATAATGTTCCCGCTGCATCATCAAATACAAATGATAGAGCAGCAGTAGAACCAATGAACATACCCGTTTCTTTGTTCACATCTCCCATAGCAGAAACAAATTTTCCAGCAGCTGCTGAAGCCGCTGCAATCATTGCTTGAGGAGTTTGAAGAGTCATTCGGATTGTATCCAAAGTTCCTCTTATGGTTTTCTTCATTTTATCATATGCCTCAATTTGTGCAGCCACTTGTTGTTTAGCTTCACCACTTATTGTTGCATATTGTTCAGCCGCTTGTAATGAATCATTTTGAGCAGCTACCATACTTGTTAATGCATCTGCCTGGCCTTGAGTAATTTTACCCATTGCTCTTTCAGCTGCAATTTTTTCTAATGTTTGTTGGATTGATGCATCATACTCATCTCTTATCGCCTGTTGAGCATCTAAATTATCAGAATCCGATTCTGCTAATTTTTGTTGTAATCCTTGTAGTTTACTTGTTTCACCAACAATTTCATTTATGAATTGTACTTCTGATTCAGAAGCTCTTCCGTAAACTATTTTGTTTTTTAAATCTTGTTGTGCTAATTTTAAACTTTGTGATTGTTTACCAGTTAAAGCAGTATATACAGAACTTATAGATGATAATTCTCCTAATTGAGAAGATACTTCTGCGGTTGTTCTTTTATTTAAATTAGTACCAGAAGCCATTCTTTTAAGAATTACTTCTTGTTGTTTTATAAGTTTAGCTAATTGTTTTTCTTTTTTTTGCAGATCAGCAAGTTCCTCAGCATCTAGTGTACTATATCTAGATCTTAATTCTTCAACCAATCTGGTTTCGTGTCTTATTCGGTCTGCTCTACTATCTGCCATTTAATTAATAGATTATAAATTTTTTATTTGCTTTACCATAGAATCCGTTTCATCTTTAATTCTTTTCATATTATCAACGACATTTTTTGGTAATTTTGCTTTTTCAGCTTTTCTAATAATTTGATCCGCAGCTCCTTTCTTCAACTGATCAAAGAAATCTGCTACAAACCTATCTGCCATAGAAAACAAACCTTCTTTTTTTAATGATTTTTGAGTTTTCATTTTATGTTAGTATTATACGAATATAAATATTACAATAAAAAAATAAGGGGAAATATCCCCTTATCTCATTCTTACTTTACTACCTGATGGTCTTTTTCTATTTGCTTTATCCATTTCCTCTTTTTCTTTCTTTTTTAAATCTACCAACTTCTTTAAGTAAAATCTTCTCCAATGTATTGGCATCGTATAAACATCTCGCCAAGTGAATCCATTACCAAATTGAACCATACTCCACAACTCTTCATGAAGCATAGCAGAATAATTAGTTGGAAGGGTAAAAAAAGTTAATCCCAAAGGGAATATCTAGCGCCTCCGTCTCACCTGTTATATCTGATACAAATTCGAATTTTAATTCCAAATCTGGACTTATTTCTTTTACATAGTTTCTAAATGCCCTACTATCTGCTGCTTTAAAACTATTTACAACCCATTTATTTACATATGATTTATCGGTATTCCCATTAACTTCCAAAATCATATATCTTAATCTAGTTGTAACATCAGAAGGATTTGCACCCTTAGATAATTTTTCTAATGCTTGAATTTCGGATGTTATATCCTGCTCATCTTTATGTGTAAGAAATCTAAACTTAATTTTTGTTCCGTCAGAAGGTAGGGAGAAATCATAAACATTATTTCTTTTTAATTTGTTAAAATCAATATCTTTTGTTTTAACTTTTCCCAAATCAATATCAACTTTTTGTCTTTCTCCACTAAAAGGATCTGTTAATTCAACTTGATAAACTGGCCCATATCCTAAAATACGAGTTGCTAAAAATATTGCATTTTTATCACCAATAATTAAATCATCTATCGATGTTCCAACTACTACTGATTCTAATAATTTATCTAATACAACTCCTTTTTTAATTAAATTTTGAGAAGATAGGATATCTTCTTCTTTTGCGGTCATATACTTTAATGTAATTTTTCCACTTGCTAATGGGTGACCTTCTGGATAACATAAACCTTGAGATGGTAAATCTATAACCTCTGTCGGAAAATCATATTGCTTTTCTTGCATAATAAAACTTATTTTGTGTATATAGATATATATAATCTTTTTAAAAAAATAAAAAAAAAAGCGATAGGATTCTATCGCTTCAATTATTACTTTATGGCAATTTACCTCTATTTTAATCTATACATAAACAAATAACCACAATCATCGTCATAATCTGAATCTTCTACTGCTTCATTGAGATTACCTAACAATTCATTTAATTTAGCAACATTAATTTTTCTCCAATAACCAAAACGAAGAAATACATCATTTGAACCGCCCCAAACTTGTTTGATATCAAAATCACCAAACTCTTCTTCGATTTTCTTTAATGTTGAAATATCTAATCCGTTCATCATAACTTTTATATTTTAAGGTTTATTTAATATTTTATGATTCATCTGACCATCTACCTATCACATAGCCACTCAACCCTCTGGCATTCAACTCCCACTTCGCTTTCTCATACATCTCCCAATCAATCAATCCCATCTCACACCAATCAATATTCAACTCCATAGGGGAAACTCCCAAGTGGATAGCTCTACCCTCAACGTAGTTACAATACTCATTAACACTCATACCACGCACATCAATTAAACTTTCCATATCTATTATCTCTTAGTACATTATAAAGGTAGTAAAAAAGTTTGAGAAATCCAAGCTTTTTCGAAAATATTTTTAAAATTTTTTATTGAAAATCAATGAGTTATGACAAAAAAAAAGGATATCATTTCTGATATCCTTTAAAATTTATATTGAGAGTAATTAGAATTCCAATATTGCGTAATCGTAAGTAAGTGTTAATTCGATTGTTGTTGGGTCAGTTGCGTTAGCCCAATCTAATTCACCGAAGTTAGCTTGAGAGATAAACGCTCCTTTTAATTTCCATTGTTCAATCTTATCACCTACTGGCCCTAACATATAGAAATCTACATCTTTCTTATAGAATTCTGCATATCCATCTCTACCTGTCAAAGATTCATGAGAAGTTCTAATCCATTCCATTACTGCCTGTGCTCCAGATGGAACAATTGGGTCATATAATGTGATTGTTAAATCTTGCCACTCACCTTTACCTTTCAATTGTCTTTTGATATTGATGTGGTCTAAAGTTACCTTTTCAAATTGGATAGTTGGTCTGTTACCAGCTTTTACCAAATATGAAGGGATACCGTCAACTTCGAAGATGAAACGGTTTTTCATCTTTGGTTCGAAGTTCGTATAGAACATCTCATTAAATTCTAATACTTCTGCCATGTTATGTTAATCTTTTATATAAATATTATCTAATTCAAATTATACATTAAATGTAGCTCCTGTTGGTAAGATGTTGAAATCAATTGTAATGAATTCCGCAGTCTTCGCAGGTTGTAAGAAGATAGAACCAGCTAAAATGTTTCTATCGATTACATCTGGTGTATTATTTGTTTCATCCATAACCACTCTGAACGCATATAAACCTTGTCTTTGTTGAACACTCTCTAAATAAGGGTTTACAGTGTTTAAGAATTTAGCTCTAGTTTGTGCAGTATTTTGTTCGAACACTAAGAATCTTGAAGTTGATGCAACGAACTTTTTCAAGTTAATCAACAATCTTCTTACATTGATTCTATCTAATGCAGATGCCTTATCTTGAAGAGTTTTCTGTCCGAATGCACTAATACCTTGTCCAGGGAATGTTGCAATTGGGTTTACTTTTCCTTCGTATAATGTATCTCTTTCAGATTGTGTTAATCTATTCAATACTTGAACAGCTCCACTAATACCACCTCTATTTAAACCAGCTGGTGCGAACCATTCTGCACCTAATCTATCGTTTTGTGCGAATGTACCTACCATCAATACTGAAGGTGGAACTGCTACTAATTTATTTGTATTTACATCAATTGTTTTAATCCAAGGGTAGTAAGTACCTACATAATTTGAATCTTCTCCCGCTGCTTGCTCTACAACTTCAGTTATAGTAGCCGATGCACCAGCAAAATCAGCTATATAGAATACATCTTCTCTTTCTTCACAAATATCAATTGCTTTTGTGATTACATATGGATGATATTCTCTGATAATACCAGGAGTTACTAATAAGTTGATATCAAATTCATCCGGATTTGAAATTGCATTTAATGCTTTTGCATATGCTACTGAACCAGATGATGTTGAAGTTGAACAATTAAACCCTTGAGTATTATTAGCAGTTATATCACCACCTTTTTTAATACTTACAGTTGGGTCTTGTCCATTAAATCCACCCTGAAATGCTATTACAAAGTTTCTACTTGCTATCTCACCACTTATTGATGTTTCAGCAGAAGATAAATTAATGTTATATTCGTTAGTTACTGAATTTGAACCACTACCATCCAAAGCAAATACTTTGTTTGCACCATTAACGGCTGAATCTGGTAAAGGTCTTAAATATTGTTGGTTATTTGTAATATCAAAATCAAATCCATTTGAAAAAACAGTTGAACCAGATCCCGCATTTGTAAAAGTTACAGTTGGGAATTTAGATGCAGTTGCTACTATGAATGGATTATAATATGCTTCATGTGCGAATGGAATAGAAGTTAAAGGATATGTTCCTTCTTCTGATACTTCTACTCTGATATACTTACTTCTA